ATTGATGAATCTACAAAAACTGAGTTTCAGGAAACTTTTGAAGATTGTTTGGATGACTTCCGAGCAAGTGCAAACAAAGGTGACGGTCAAAAAGTAATTTCAGATTCTGAAGTTGAAGAAATTGGAAGGAAGCGATTTGAACATCGAAAAGATCGTACTAAACAAAAAATTTCGGAATGGATCAATAGTTTAGATCTAAACTGGAGTTCTCAAAAAGTTGAGGCAATTTCTAAGAGAGTTAGTACTGACTTTCAACGAAAAGGTGTGATTGAATCTTTCAATCGTAAAGAAGCACAGCAATTCCTTACTGATGCTGGAATTGGTGCAGATCTCCTAAACACAACTGGACCATCTGGAGACAACACTCGCGTTTTGCGATTGTATGTCCAAATTATGGAAAATTTTATTGCAAATCAAGATACTTTCCATGTTGCACTATTTGATAGTCAAGCAGCATCTCATGAAGATCTTGATGATCGAAGGCAAGACACCATTAAAATCATGAAAGAGTTGGATAAGACCGTAATTAAATATGCGGCTATTCGAATGTTGGAAAAAGACATTGAACCTTGGGAGATTATTGGTGCGATTCCCCAAAAAATTGGAGTTGAAAACCTAAAGTCACATAAACTTATTGAAGTGTGACATTCTAAAAACCGACCACTCCAGTGCCCAAAGGTGCTGGGGTGGTTTTACACTAGATTCATCCACAAAACTCTGATGCCCAACACTCACATCGAACATCCTGAAGATTCTATCCTGACAGGTGATCTTTTTGTGTTGAACTGGTTTTCTGAACCTGACTCTATCATCAGCACAAAGATGGATGGTGCTCCTGCACTTGTGTGGGGTACAAATCCTGAAAATGGTAAGTTTTTCGTTTGCACCAAAGCAGCATTTAACAAGAAAAAGATTCGTCTTTGCTATAATGAAGATGACATCTTTACTCACTTTGGTGGACAACCTCGTGTAACGCAAATCCTCATCTATTGCCTGGAGTTTCTTCCTCGCACCACACAAGTGTATCAGGGAGATTGGATTGGTTTCGGTAAAGGTCTTGATACTTTCAAACCACAACTGATTACCTATAAGTTTCCTGAGATTGTGCGTCAGGACATTATTATCTGTCCGCATACTTACTACACTGGTGACAAACTGCCAGAAATGGTAGCACATCCCATCACCAGTAAGTTTGCAAGCACTAAAAAAGTTCTATTTGTGCAACCTAATGTGTCTCTGAATCCTTATCGTGAGGATTTGGCAGATGTATGTGACTTTGCAAAGCAAATGAGCACCTTATGCGATTTCGTGAATGATCGTAAAGCAGCAGAAATCAAAAAAGAGATCAATGCCTGTGTCCGTGAGCAAAGAGTCGTGAATGAAAATGAAATTGCAGAAAAATGCGATTGTGACATCAACCTCATCCGTTTGTGGAAGTTGGTGAAGTCTATCAAGGATGATTTGTTCTTGTTCATTCACGATGAGGATGTGATTGAATGTTCTATCAATGGGGAAGAAAGTTTCCATGAAGGTTACGTCATCGTGAATAAGTTTGGAATGTATAAAGTAGTGGACCGTGAAGTATTCTCCCATCACAATTTCGTAACTCCGAAGAACTGGTAACTTAAAACCCCGCAAGGAATTTTTTAATAAATATCTAAAAAAGTATTTGTTAAGATGTCAAAGGCAAAGGATCAGACGGAAGTAGGAATTACTGGAAAACCTATCCCCAAACCAAGAACTGCTAAGCAGCAGTATGAACTTGAGAAAAAGAGAAGGATGCAAAAGCATCTCGGCACAAATGTGGGTGGAACTCAATATACTTCTGGTGCAAAGTATTATGTGCCAAGTACAGGTAGAACTAATCCAAGAGCAAGAACTTTTGAAGAGTTTATGAGTATTTGTGAAGCAGTCTATGGTGGCAGCAAAGGCAAGAAAGAGGAACCAAAAGATACTCGTTATACTGTAACAAAAGCAGATAAAACTGCAAATACAAAAGCATGGCAGAATTATCAATCAGGTGATAAGAGATATAAAGCAGCATCACATTTGGGTGAAGATGGTGAACAGGAGGGAGAACAACTAGATGAACTTCGTATTACAAGATTGTCTCCAGATAAGCAAGAAGTAAAGAGACGTGCTCAGAACATTAAAAGTATAAGAACAAAAAAGGAAGTTCTTGCTGCACTTCAACAACATGCAAAACTCCAAAAACAAGGAATTGCAGATGAAATTGAATATGACGGTGAAAGCGTTGATGAAATTTTAATGATAACACCTGTTCAAAAATCAACAACAAAAAAAGTTGCAAAAAAAGTCACTAAACTAGAAAAACCAGATCCTAGTGATCCTGATTATGTAACAAAACATAGAGCATATATTAAGGCAAAACAGAGACAAGAAGCAATTGATTATCTTGGAATGAAAAGTGGTGCAGAAGCAGCATCTGAAAGAGCAGCAGCAGCAAAGAAAGCAAAATTACAAAGACAACAAAGTGATGCAGAAGCAGCAAGAAGTGCATTTAGAACAAAAGGTGTGCCATTTAGTGATAAAAAAGGTTCTGGTCACATTGTAAATGGCAAAAAAGTGTATGACAGTTGAGATTCTGTCACAATCTTTTGCTTTTTGACCCAAAACCTGTTAATCTAATCAAGTAAAGGAAACTTCCTTATGAATCAAGGTGAAATCAAAAAGGTGGCACGTCTTCTTGAATATGAAGATGATTGTCGTCTTGCTCGTAAAGAGTTTATGGAGCATGGTGTAAGATTTTATGATAAGTATGGAACTGGACACATTGTTGGTGGTGTGAAAAAGTACACTGAAAAGTTTTGACATGACTGCAGGAATCTTGGTCCTTATTGCATACTCTTTGGGAGCATTGCAAATGATAATTTTGCACCGACTGATGAGGGACAATCCCTAAACCGTCCACCAGACCCTCCAGATGCCCCCACAAGACCCCTATAATGACTTTGTTGAATCAAACCACGCAACCCAATGGTTTTTCATTACACTACCAACTGGAAGGAAGGAATTGTCCGCCAGATGTTCATTCAGGAGGTTACTCCAGAGTTTCAAGAAGGTGACAACAAATATGTTGCTATTGCTCTCAATCCCGAGACCAATAAAAGCATGGTGATGTCGAAACCCCGCAGTCATTATGATACACTGCAATGGGTTCGTAAGTTCTGCGGTTCCTTTTCTCTTCTCTACTGATCATGAAAAACTATCGAGTTCGTGTTGAAACTTACGATGGATGTGTCACTATTTGGCATGAGAAATCGAAAGCAAAAACCGCAGACAAATTGATTCTCAATCGTGTCTACAATCAACTCTGTGGACTAAACATCAAAGAAATTTCTGTTCAACCTTCTGTTTGAATCATGACTGATTACATCACAATCTCTTTCGGTCCAAGTGAAGATGTTGCACGTCTTGGTTGGTGGAATCGTAAGGAACGATTCTATGACCTTGAAGAAGCAAAACAGAATGGTCGCCAGCAACTTTCAAATCCTGGAACTTTCGGTTACGTTGTAATCGAAGAAGGTGAAGACTTCTGGGAAGTTGTTGATGAACTGGGTGCTGCTGGTGCATCTATTGAAGCAACACGTTTCACCTATAATGTTTCTCCTGCCCCTCAACTTATTCTTGTTTGATTATGAAATGTGAAGTTAAACTCTACATTGCTGGAAAGGTCTTTACTGAAACTGTAGAGGCAAGAAACTATCAGGATGCAAAGGAAACAGCATTGGCACGCAATCCTACTGCAAAAGTTGTTGGTGTCAACGCAGTTTTCAAATGAATTACTCTAATCTATCAAAGATTCGTCCTAAACTGAGGACAACTGGGCGTGTGTCTGGGAACTTCGGAAAATCAAAAGTTACTGCAGGTTCATCACTCAATGATATTGGTGGCGATGGTAACATTGGTGCCACACAAGATGAATACTTAGCAAGGTTGCATTATGCTTTTGATAACACTGCCGACACTAAACTTCGTCAGTTCCTTTATCAAGAAATCAAAAAGATTCACGTTCAAAGAGGAACTTGGTGACAGTTGTAGAAGTGGCACAATAAAAGAGCACAGCACCCAAAATCGTGTATTCTATAAGAGTCAAAGCAATTCAAGCAAATGACCACTGCTTTTATCGACTTTCCTGCACAACAACAAGCAAAACAGAAAATTGCTGAAAATGTTGTGAAGTGGACGCAGATGCTGATTGAAGCATTGAAGCACAATTATGTTGAGTATTCGATTCGTGGACATCAACATTCTATTGAGAAAGATATGAATGTTGATTATCATCTTCGCAAGATTGATGAACTGAAGAATGGTGATTGCCCCATTGATTATCAGGTAGAAACTGGTAAAAAGTATCACAAAG